CATAATGCATAAATACTCTAACTTCCATCTGTGAGTAATCATATGCCATAAGAGTGTAATCTTTACGAGGCACGAATAAATGTCGAATAGCAATCTGTGTTTTATCTTTGACATCAAAATTATCACCCCCTAAAAAACTCCATGTATCGACTACATCATCAGTAAGAGTTACAGTAGAGTCCCCACCTTTACTAGATATTAAAGCAGATATCCTACCCTTAACTTCATCACGTTGTTCTTCATCAAGTTCTCTATCTGCAATATATATAGTGTCTCTAGGTATATTCTGCAAATTAGGATTGCTAGATGATAACCTACCTGTAACAGTGCCCCAGTTTTTAAATCCTGTATGTAATACGGGCATCTCTAAATAAGGCTCTATGTAAGTAGAGTTAAATTTATTAAGCGTTCTGTATTGTCTTATCAACCCTGCAAGTGGATGATTAACTTGAACTAACACCGCCTCATTCCATGCTTCAGCTCCTGTGGTAGTCTGAACAGGGGAGTGTACATTCATTTTATTAAATATCTCACCTATCTGAGATGGGCTACTAATATTAAACTTAAAGTCTATTTTATCAAATCCTAATTCACTTTTAGCTAAATCGTATATACGCTGCTCTAACTTCTTTAATCTTGTAAGGATTCTTTTATTAGCAGCTTGTGCATATTTATTATCTATTGCAACCCCTCTGCTTTCCATATCATATAAAGCCTTACTTAATTTACATTGTAGTTTTAATAAGTCAGTCATACCTGCTTGTTTTATCTTAGCCAATCTATCAATATATAATCTTTTAGTGCAATTTACATCTTCTATACAGTATGGACCTAATGTATTAATAGGTGCTAACGAATAATTATCTTTCCATCTTACTCCATCAGTGCGGTTAGACTTTAAAATTTTATCTGTATTTAAATCATACTGACCTGCATTTTCTCCATAATCTTTGATAGTTATATCTAGTAGACTTAACTTGTTGACTGTAGTAGCCTCAGTCATTCTAACCATAACTAACACATCAATCATTTGCATATCAGATATATTCATACCCTGCTTTTCTAAAAACTTAGCATCAAACTTAATGTTGTATCCTATAACTATGTGACATGTATCATTTAGAAATTGTATCAATTGATTTACATATGGTGTTTCTAAATTTGTATCTCCCTCGTGTCTTACGGGGAAATAATATATAGGAGCGACATCTTGTGCGTTATGGTTTGTTACAGGGGTAAGTCCTATACCACATAATTTAATATCCGGGTTATAAACATCTAAACCATTAGTCTCTACGTCTATTATCCAAGTATTTACGTCACCATAGTTATCTTTGAGTGAGTGCTTTGTGATGTTGGTACGAACTTTTTACCATACCTATCTGCAAAGTATTCATCAAGAGCTGTTAATTCAGTAGTCTCTTTGAGTCTATCCTCTGGTATCTCAATAGTCTTGTCTGAAGCAGCGGTTATGGTGTAAGTAGTATCAGTGCTTAAACCGTTTCTTTTGATTCTAAGCACACCCTTGTCAAGCCCTTGCCAATCATTGTATATGTCAACAAGTTCATTCCAAAGATATCTACCTCTACCAAAACTTAATGTAATGATTCGGAAGTCGTTAATAGGTTCGATGAACATAGTTTTACCTGAAGGCATTACTTTTTCTTCCCAGTTCAAGTCTCCTGCCAAACCTGTTTGAGGTTTTTCTGGATGTATT